TAAACAAACTTTCATAATCAAATCCTTCCATGTTCTTTGGCTTTGGTAACTCCCTGAACATTCCTATTGCTCCATGAAATCCCATACCTATCCTTAGATCAGACTCACCGTAAGTGTTCTTCAACACTTTTATGCTTCTAAAATAATCACCCCCATCAGGAGAAACGAACCTACTAACATTATTGTAGCTAGCATCATTTGTCTTATATCTTGAAGGTTGAAACAAAGATATTACAATATCACTCAATTTGTTAACCTAAAGGCTCTTTATCCTTTAGTTCTACAGTTTTATATATATCTGCAGTTCAGACTATATCTTCACTATTTCTAGTGTCCCGATTTCTTGGTAGAATTATTGTCTGTTCTAGACTCACTACTAGTCGTTAGGCATTTATGAGTGTCCCCACTCAATTTAGCAAGGGATTGTCCATTCTATGGAGTTCCCCCTTTTAACGGGATTTAAAGAGGACAATGATTATAATTTGTATTTCATTGAATCTATAATATTCTATCCTCTGCAGGTCTTCCAGACTCCTTCACATCATCCAAACTAGGCTCAAAGCTGTCCATTTTTTGATAAATAGGATTGCTCAAGTTCCTATTAAGCTGACTCACTCCCACTGGTGTATAGCCAAGAAAATCCCTCATCCATTGGAAATATTCACTCACTTTGTCAATAGCTTCCTTTTTATTCATGGATTTCTCAGGTCTTGTTAAACCCAAATGATCCACAATAGGTATCACTATTTCATTTTCGTGATTAGGAATATAAATCTTGTCAAATTCACTTATTTCCTCAATCCTTCCATTTGCTTCAGCATATTTCTTGACATACTTATATATACCTGTAGGATTTTGACCTCCTTCTACAATATCACAAACTTCACAAAGTTCGTTGACATAATCTTCATACATCAAGAAAAGATCATGCTCATCCTTTGTAAGCTTTGTTTCCCACCAACCAAGCAATTTAGCAATGGGAATAAGAACTCCCTGATCAAGGAAAATCTTCCTGCTGGTCCATTTTGCCAATGTATAAACTCTGCTTCTTTCCATAGAGAACAGAATGAATTTCAGCTTGATGTTAGTGTTTTGTCTGTTAGCATACCACCAATCAAATGGATTGAGAATGTATGCACTATGACAAAAAGCTGATTTACCACTGCCCGTGGCACCAAATATCAAAGTGAAAATCCTTTTCCTTATCCCTATATACTTATTAAGCCTTGAGAAGCCCATAGGAATACCACTGTTCTTGCCTTCTATACCTCTTTGCACCTCATCTCTGAGTATATTAAATTCATCACTCATATATCAACTCCTCCTAAGTTTTCTTCTTCTGGTTTGTTTTCCTTAATAAGCTCAATGAAAGGTTCAAAGGTTCTCTGATTCAAATAAGTGAGACTGTTCTGCATGAAAGTCATCTTATTTGTTCCAGTTTTTACAGAATTATCCTTTTTCTGTTTCACTTCCAATTCTAACGCTTTTATCATATCATCAACTTCATAATCTCCTTCAGCAAGAATTCTATCAAACTTCAACTTGCATTCATCCTTCTTTGCTCGTAGATTCCTACTACCTGTAAAAGACCTTCCTTTATGCTGAAAGGTGTCTGTTCCAGGAAAAGTCTTCCACCAACGTTCAAAGTCTTCACTAACAAGCTTCTTCTTGACAATTTTCTCCTCTATAGGAGCAGAAAGGAAGTCTATTAAAGACTTCCCTTCCACTGAGATTTTATATTCACTTGTAAGCAATCCCTTTCTTATGGCTGTCTGTACAAGCATATCTATCTTTGCTCCTTCAGGAATAGCTTCATCCTCCTTGATCAGCTTCAGAAGGAATATCAAATCCAAAGAATAACCTTTCTTCATCAACTGCTGAAAGTGTGCTGCTGTCAATTCTATTGTCATCTTTTAGAATATTGTCTTTATCTATCACTATAATCTTTGTAACAGTTCCCTCTTCCATAAGCTCCTTCATAAGAAGATGCTGTTCTTCCATAAGATAAATCCTGTCTGTCAAATGCACTCTTTCCCAATCTTCCATAATGTAATTTTTAATAAGGTGCCAGCCCAAAGAACACATACTCTCCAAGAGCATTTTGTGCAGAGCTTTTGTAATTAATTGCTGCAACAGTGGGGTTTCCTTTTTCCAACACTTTTTCCATAACGATAATTGTTGACTGTTGTGTTTTTTCTGTGTATTCCTTCGCTTTCTTTACAGCTTCTGCTTTTGTGTCACAACTTTTAATACAGCGATCATCATAATTTCCTAATGCATAGACAACATATTTCAACACCCATTTCTTTGTTCCTGGAGTGACAATATGTTTCACTTGGGTTTTCACCTTTGCCTCTGACTTTTTAGGCGGTTTTGTACAAACACCATAACAATCTTGTTTAGAAGCTCCTTTGATTTCATCATTCATAAAATCAGTCAATGACTTACCACTTCTTCCCCATTTTGTTGTAAAATCCATAAATCCGTTTGTACTACCGATTGTTCCACTGTAATAGTCATGCCCATAATCATGCCTTGCCTTACTTGCCAACTTTTCATAGGCATCTTGCATTGATGTTCCTGTAATGCGATGATGGAATTCTGAAGCCCCCATTAGTTTATTTTTTGAATTATGTTGATCAAAACAACTCCCAAAATAATTGCTATTAACAGTATCACTGCTACTGCAGCAAATGCTTCACTATCTCTTATTTGTTTCTCTGTCTTACCTTGTCCCATAATTATTGGTTTAAAGGGTCTTCTTTCATTTTTATCAATATGTTTTCATGTTCCTCTTTTGTAGGAACCACTTTAAGTCCAAACTCCAAATTTAACCAATTAAATGCTTCTTCTGCCTTACTCTTATTGCACTTTAACACCTTTTTAATCAGTGGTATTGCATATGCTTTATACTCAAGAAACTGCTGTTGGTTGAATGTGTTGTTAATGAACCAATAAGAATCTGAATTTACATCCTCTATGGTTTTACCAATCATATTCAATTGGTATTCAATAAGATGCAGTCCTAAATTTTCTCTTGTTATTTTTTCATTTTTATCCATATGTCATGAGGAGCTTTATTATTTCCACCAAAATAGGGTTGTAGTAGATATCCTGCATTCTTTCCAGGAAGAGGAATAATCCAATCATTTACAAAAGAGTCATCTTTATAAACTGTCAATAGATGACTGTCACTCAGGATATTTATGATGAATAAATATTCTACACCAATTTCCACCACTGTAATATACTGACCTTTCCTTTTTCCATTTTCATACCAATATGCTACAATTTCAATATAACCACTACTGGGAATGTTTCTCCATCCAAACCTTACACTGTTTACATGATGGAAAGGTCTCAACCAAGGAATCTTTATTTTTGCCCCAAACACCTTCACTTCTTTCGTGTAAAGGAATTTCCAACTGAAATAACCTATTCCAAACAACTTATTGATGTCATACATATCCTCTTCAGGAAGTTCATACCTACATGTAGGAGTGAACGTCACCTTACGTTTAAGTGTATCAACACCAATCAATGGCTTGAATAGTCTAAATGGACTGTGTGTACCCTGTTTGATCACCATAACGACATTTGATTTGGGTTTACAATAATGTTTGTCTTCTTTCCTTTTGTTTCAATTTTCCTTATTATGCGTTCAC